TTGTCAATCTATCTTTAAGTTTTAATTTAACTCTGTCTAATAGATTATGATGTTTTTTATCTCTACAAAGTGTTAGCATATTGATGTTATTATTATCTCTACTGCCCCAATGATGTACTTGCTCTCCAGGTCTTAATTTTCTGCCTAAATGTTGCTCCATAACAGCCACTTGTAGTAGCATTGATTTACCAGGACTTATACCATCAGATGGTATATAAACATGTATGTATTTACCCTTTTTAGCCTTGTAAGCAGTACTTAAATCAGTATTCATTATTCTTTCTATACTGACTGCTGGTTCAATCTGTCTTCTAACAGCATTAGATATTTTCTTTTTAGTTGCTTCAGTATGTCTCTTTCCAAGTTTTGATTGAGAAATCTTATTTTTAGTCTCAATACTTAATTTGTGCCCTGTAGGTCTTCCTCTTTTAGCCATAACTTCCTCCATATAGTATTAGGTAATAAACTACCTTTTAACTATATAATGGTTAGTTAATTCATTTAGTCTTTAACTTCTGTACAGCCATCTCTAAAAGAAGATTAATCATACTATCACTTAACTCTTGACCATTCTCTTTGAGTGTGTCTCTAATTTCATAATAAGCAAGGTTTCTCTTCTCTTCGTTAGTTAAACCAGTACTTTGTAGTGTTTGTACTATTTCAATAACTGTTTCCATTATCTTACCAGAAACCATATTTACTAATACAATCACAATTGGTTTGATTAAGGGCCACAATGATGTAAAAAATAGTCCTATTGAATTAAACATTTTATTTCTCCTTTATTAGTCCTTTTTTTATTAAGTATCTTTTTGCTGGTGAGTAGCCTATGTATAGTTCTCTATTAACATTCTCTTCTGCCGAGTACCTAGCCATTACAGCCTCATCAAGGTTGTTAAATAATCCTAAATGATGGTGTTTATTATCTATACCTATAGAAGCACTCCATTTCTTACATTTTAATACCCACACTACTCCTGCTACACCTGAACGAGGTTTATCTTCCATATACCCTCCTTTATCAATGATTAAAAAAAGGGAACCAATATGGGTGTGTACTGGCTCCCTTTTAAGAGGAAATTAAGGTATGGCTCTACCTTAACTATTATATAGTTAGATAAATGCTATTATCAACCAGTTGCTTTAATTACACTATGGTATTCCTCTGCTCCATAGTCAAGACCCCACTGTCCGTAAATCATACCTGTACGGGCTGCTGCGGAGTCGGCTTTTTCTTCGTAGTAAAGATTACCTTTACCAAACACTGGACACCATACATTACTTACGATACCCATGTTGATGAAGAAAATCTTATCAGAAGGTACATCAAAATCTACTGCGATTGGGAACTCACCGAAGTCAGTAATCAACATCTGAACATCAACACCACCAACCTTACGGTCGCGAGGCTGAGTTTGTAGATTAAGTGAGTAAAGGTTAGATAGTGCTACCTTTGTGGCACCATTTACCCAAATAACAGTATCACTCATATCTATACCAGTGTCAAATACAGAAACTAAATGAGCATCTAACTGTGCTTTGGTGATACCAGTGATAACACCAGAGATAGTAGTCTCATTAGTAGTAATTGCTTCATCCAAACCCCTTGTCTGGGCGGCGACACCAGCATTCGTGGCTCTCTGGTAAGAACCATTCCAGCATGAGTAGTTCATGTCTCTATAAATCTGTTTCAAAGCGGTATTAGTATTCCATTCATGTACATCCGCAAGCATGTTCTCTCCGCCAATACTTCCATAATCACTGGAATTACCAATTTGTTTGTTCCAAGATGAAAGCATTTTGTTGGAAGTTCTAACATATTTTTGTATAATCTGACAGGTATTAACATCCTGGTCCCTAGTGAAGTTATCAAAAGAAGTAGGTGCGGTCACACTATCTGTTTCAGAGATAGAAGGCTGAACACCTGATGCTAATGTAGCAGATGAACTTAATGCGAAATCGAAGTTATCTGTAATTTTACCCCCTGACCCAAGTGAGGCCAGAAAAGGATTTGAGTAATTCTTAAAAAGATATAGTTCCCCTGCATATTGTGGGAACGATGCTGTCGTTGCTATTGCCATAATGTTTCTCCTTATTTTAAGTTTTTATTTTTTAGTCTAATTAAATCTAATGTGCTTTGTGTTTCTATTGCTTTTTTAACTCGACCCTCATAACTGTTAGGGTCGGCATTACCAAGATTACCTTGGCTACCACTACCAGACCTACCAGACCCATTATAGAACCTTGGTTTTAATTTCTTATAATCTATCTTAAAGAACTTCTCTACGGTCTGTCCAGTTGGGTCTCCATCAGCATCAACGACTACAACACTTCCCGTGTCATCTAATCCAAAGTTCCCCTTTGTTAAGGCCATTACATCATCAATGTATTCTGGGTCGATGCCTGCCCCCAAAGCGAGGCTTTTAACTTCACTACCTATCTTCATATTCTTAATAGTTGATTGAGCCTCTTTCAATTGATTTTGTAACTCCTCGTCGGTTATTGTTGGTTCTTGTTTAGTTTTAACCTGCTTCTCTAATTTCTTACGAGCATTTCTTTCTTTTGTTAATGCTGATTGTAATCCAGTAATGTTAATATCGAAGGTCCCCTCCGAGTTCTCAACATACAAGGCATGATAAGCCTCGTCAATTCCATCTAATGTTTCTACATTTTCTTCTAATGGCATAATTTTGTCCTCCCGACAATTTAATTTTATTCTACTCTTGGTTTCCCTGTATCCAGGTCCAGAGCATTTTCATCACCAACTACCTGCCTACCATTCTCATCACGATAAGGTTCAGCATTTAGTTTAAGTTTTAATTCTGCTTCAAGTCTCTTTAATTCTTCTTCGCTATCAAAATCCTCTGATAATATATTTCTTCTAACATATTCTTTATGTAGTGTCTCTCTGGAAATACTACCATTCTGTCTCATCTTTAACAAGATATTTGCTTCAGAACCGTCTTTAATATGTAATCCAAAGTCAGTATTAATAAGTGCTCTTCCTTCACGAGGTATATCTTCCCAGTCTTCCATCATAAAATTAACATTAGTAATCATCTCTTGTAGTTTAATAGCCAGTACTTGTAAAGAACTGTTAGCATCTGATACATCTAATGACCTACTTGTAGCAGTATCACTACTCTTACTAACCATTTCTAAACTTTCTATGTACATTCTATCTTCTAAATCATGTATCTCACTAATACCTGCTTCAATGGCTTTTCCTGTGTGCTCTATATACTCTAATGTACTACTTGGGGGTCCAAGTATAGCAGAGTTAGAACCTACTGTTAATTGGTCATTATCGTTAAATCCTGTACCATAAAGAATAGGTACTCTGGCGACATGAGTTATATTCATCTGGTCTGACATAGACTGCCAGTGTGCTCTATTTAGATTAGCCAGATTTTGTAGAGGGCTTTCGCCAGCATAAAAACCTATCTTCTTACCATAAATAGGTACAACAGGTATATAAGGAAGTTTAGTTTCTCCACTATCAACTATCTGCCAAGCATGATTATCATTAGTTTGATAAAGTTCCCATCTACCAGGATATAGTACTCTAATCTGCTCAACTGTTCTGGTACCCCACTCACCATGAGGTATTTCTACTGCTTCTGCGATGTGTATCCGTTTAAGTACTACTCTACCATTAATAACTGCTGGAACAGCATTAATGACCTGTTCTCCTTTGATATGGACACAATAAGGTCTTAAACTACTGTCTAACTCTTCTGCTAATGACAAATCCCCCATAGTTCTTGGATAATCTACATAAACATAACTAATTCCCTTAATCAACATATCTCTGAACACTTCTCGATAGAAACTATCAAGATTATTACCCATCAAATCTACATTCTTATTATACTCTACTATTGGTTCTGGTGTATCATCACTCAATACTATTGGCTTGTTAAATACTCTACCAGTGTGGTTCTCTACCGCCCATGAGTAGAAGTTCTTTAATGTAGTTCTATTTAGCCTATTTTGATACTGTTTATCGTTCTCCATAGGTTCTTGTGGTAAGTATTTCCTACCTGCTAATTTCATAGCACTCTCACCACCTATAAGTGTGTTGGGTAAGTCCCAATTCATCTCCATCTTTACATATAGGTCTGATGGGGAACCTACTGTACTCATATTATTTACAATTATATCCATAAATCCTCCTATATTTAGATTATTAGTGGTGAAACTCTTAATGGTGCTATATTAGTTTGACATACATATCTTGTTTCATCAGCAATATGGTCTTCACTCGTAGTATCAATATCTTCTACATTTCTTTCATCTCTCATTAGTACTGGTACAGTTCTAATCCAGTCTCTACAAGTATCAAACACCCATAATCCAGCACTTTCTGGTACATCTTTCTTTGCTTCTGACATAAGTCGTATTACACTCTGCCAACCAGTAATTCTTTCATTATCAGCAGGAGTAAATGGTAGTTTAACTATCTTATTGAACTGTTTCTGGATACTTGGTCCAGATTGGTCCTTAAATATTGCTGGGTCTGCTATCCACTGTGCTATATTTAAGTCTTTAACTCGCTCATAAATACCTTTGGCTAATGCTTCGTTATCTAATCTTAATCCTTTATCAGGTATAGTAATTCCGTTTCTATCCTTTTGTGCTATATACCACTCATTAACCCTTATTAAACTACCCCTAGGGAAACTTCTACCATCTGGTAATACACTACCATCACTTCTTGCCCAAATGCCCAATGAACCAGGTTTTTGACTGCCCCAATCAAATCCTATAATGTACTGCCAAGTCTTTGGTATAGGAAATGGTTTAATAATATGTTTAGTTGGGTCCCATATACCTTCAAAAAATCCTCCAGCGGCGATGTCCCAAGAGCCATCTAACCAAGCCTTCTTCTTGTGAGGGTCATCAATACTCTCTAGGTTTCTCATATAATCTGGGTCAGCCTTTAAGAGTATTCTATTCTCACTGATGTGCCCATGTATCCTCATTCTAATCTGACCACTCTCGTTGTAGATTTTAGTCATTGGTGGTGCTGGGTCAATGAAATATCTCTTTACCCAACTATGACCAATTCCCCAAGGATTACAAGTACTTCTATACTTAATAGGCACTCCCTCAATACTACATCTATTACAAGCCTTCATACTGTCATAACACTCTATTGTAGCCCAGTTAGTGAGTTCTTCCCAACCTATCCATGGATACTCATGTCCGTGGTAATTCCAGTAGTCATCTGCTCTCTTTATGTGTCTAAATAATAGTTCTTCACCATCTGGAAATATCCATTTAATAACACCATTAGACCCTAAAAACTTCGCATCTGGATACAACCTTGTATAATACTTCTTTGTTCTACTGATAACATCACTCAATTGTGGGAAACTCTCCCTAAATAGTATGCCTCTGTATGCTGAACCATGTCCTTTACCAACCTCTTGTAAGAAATCCATAATCAAAGCATCTGTTTTGCCTGGACCTCTTGTACCTTCATATAATACTTCTTTGTAAGGACATGACATAAAAGCAGTTTGTGAGCCAGGTTGGGGCATCCATATTACATCATCAACATAATCAACCTGTCTTTTCATTTGCTTTTTCCCACTGCTTCTCCCAATCCTCGGGGGAAGTGTTAGGCATCTTAACAATTGGGTTCTTCTTTTCAGTAGTTTCTACTTGTCTTCTATCTACAAAGTCTCCTTCTGACCTTCCTAGGAGTTCCGATGCTTTTAATCTCATACCAGTAGTGTTAGATGGGTCATTCATAACACTTGTCCAAAACATCTGTCTATCTATATTATTTGCTATTACATTATCAGTTACAGGTCCTTCTTTGTATTTCTCTATAAGTTCTTGTATTCTTTTGTTATTTCTTAACTTATACAGTGTGTTAGGTATGTAGTTTTTTGAATAGCCAACCTGTGCCATAGCATCTTCCTCTTTCATTCCTCCTGCTACGAGTTTGGCAAAATCCCTCTGCCTTTGAGTAAGGCGTCCCGCAATTGCTACATTATTCTTACTCATATTAACCCTCCATTGATTTAGTTATAAACCTTAACATCAGCAGTGCTTAATTAACACTACTTATCTATACTAAAGTTAGTTAAATACC